ACCTTTACCTTTTACAATTTTATCGTTATACCCAAGATTACAGACAAATGATGGATAATATGTTATATATAGTACCTTATAAAAAAGAACATGGACAGATCATATTATCATATCAAATGAATCATAAAATATTAGAAGCAGACAGACATTATATTAATGTTGAAGGTGATGCTAAAAATTTAGAACAAGATCATTTAGCTTTTACAGGAATGGTTAATGGTAAACCTATTTTTGCTGCGGGTATGAAAATGATTTGGGGTCAAGTTGCAGAAGGTTGGGTTA